CCCTACGCCATGGGCGGGGGCGTCGTGGTCGCGGTGGCCAGCAACTCGGGGAGTTCGGTGGCCTGGACGCGCAAGGACACCGTGGTCACGACTGACAGCACCGGCACATCCCTGGTGTCAGGGGATCGGAATTTGCCGATCCAGACGGCCGCGTCGAAATACGGTGGCAACTATGCAAAGGCATTGCTTTTGCTCAACCAGTCGGGCGGGCCCAGTGTGTTGCCCGTTGACTACAGCGGAAACAGCACGGCGATCACCTTTGGCGGGAACACGACTACACCGTGGGCCAATGCGGGGTATTTCACCAGTGTGGCAGCAGTGGCACAAAACACTGCGCTGGTCGTCCCGGCGTCGGCTGTTGCACTGTCCCTGCTGACGGACTCGTTCTTGATGGCGTTCACGCTCAACAAGGCGACCCCCGCAGGCGTGGAAACCCTGTGCGGATGTACTGACCTGAGCACCCAGCCTGGCTTCAACATCAACATCAACGCCAGCGGGTATGTCGGGCCTCGTTTGCGGGTCAACGGCGCTACCGTGGCGACGACCTACGGTACGCACGCTGCGGCTGATGGCGCTGATCATCGCGTGATGCTTACCTGGGACGCCCCGACCAAGACCATGACGGCTTACGTTGATGGCGTTTCGTCAGTGGTGCAGACGGCAGGGACAGTGCTTTCCACTGATGTAGTGGCAACGGCGCTAGCCCTTGGCCGCGCCACGACCGGCGACTCTGTGGCAGGCAAGTTCGCTGGGTTCCTGTTCTGCACTTTTGCTGCCTCTGGTCTTCCGCTCAATATGTCGGAACTGGTGACGCTGGACAACACACGACGGCGCAGCGGCATCACCGACCTGTCGGTTTTTTTCTAGCCCAGGTGCGTAATGCCGGCGCATCTGGGCAAATGGCGGCTGTGACAGTGCCAGAGAGGTTCATTGGCATGCACTACAAAACGTGGTCATCTGGTGTTCCGTCGCCATTGCCGACATACCTGCCGAAGATTTTTCGCAGCCTTCACTCGGGGGTCGAGTGGCACCAGATCGAAACATCGGATGGTGTTTTCGACTGGACGGCAATGGATGCTAGGGCGGCATATTGCACGAGCACTGGGCAGGACCTGTACTACCAGATATACAGCACGCCGCCCACTGCTCGCGCTGCGGGTGCAGCATGGGCCACCGTTCCAGATCAGGACGGAGTCGTGGGGGCTGGGTGTCAGCCAGACTTGGTCAAGTTGGCCCGATTTGTTACAGCCCTTCTGACGCGCTACCCGCAGATCAAATGGCTCAGCCCTTGGAATGAGCCGAAGTGGGGCAATGCGGTTGTGCGATTCCCTGGCGCAACAACTGGATCGGTCACGGCAGGCGCGACTGTGACGCAGGTAACGACGGGCGCAACCGGGACGGTCATCAGCAACAGCGGCACCAGTCTGGTTGTCCGTTTGAACGGCCCTGCTTACAGCACCACTCCGTTCAATGGCAGCAACCAAATCCGGGTGGACGGTGGCAACTATTTCACCCCAAGCTCGCAGGCAGCGGTGTGGTATTGGTTCGGAACGAAGGAAGAACTTGTGCAGGTGTCGGCAACAGTGTACGCAGCGGCAAAAGCGGTGAGCCCTTCGGTGATTGTCACAACCCCCGATTTTGTCGAGGGTGCAAACATTGCCAGCGAAGAAGAATGGCTTGCAACGTGGATGGACGCGGGCGGCAGCGCCTACATGGACGCTCTTGGCTACCACTTCTACAACTACGACATCCGACCGGAAACCAGAAGCGGGGATGCCTATTCGGTTATTCAGCGGTGTGACGATCTGGACGCAATCCTAGCGACACGAGGAAAAAGCGGGCTGCCAAAGATTGCCAGCGAGTGCGGCTATACGCCGGGCTGGACGTTCTGGACGCAAACAGGCGACCGACCGAGCCAAGCGGCCACCCTGCAACGGGTTAGTACGTACCTTGCGGCTCGTGGATGGCAAGGCGTTATCTGGTTCAACCACACGGAGGAATACGACGGCGCTCCCAGCGCCAATGCAGCCAACGCAAGCGCGCTGGCTTGGGCTGGCCGGATTGGTGGTAAGGCGATCAGTGGCGCATTCGTGGATCAGTCGAATACGCTGCAAATGCTAGTCAACGGCATGCCGGTGGCCGTATGAATCCCATCCCCTGCCGGTCCACATAGGAAAGTACCATGAACAAGATCGAGGAAATGTGCCACCGCTACAACTCCCTCAAGGGTTCCCGTGGCAACTGGGAATCCCATTGGGAGGAGATCGCCGAGCGCGTGCTCCCGCGGCAGATCGGCTTCCTTGGCGCTCGCACCGACGGCGAGAAGAAGTCCCAGAAGATTTTCGACTCCCGACCGCAGATCGCCCTGGATCGCTTCGCCTCGGTCATGGATTCGATGTTGACTCCGCGCCAGTCGAAGTGGCACAACCTGCGCACGACCGACGAAGCCCTGAACCGGCAGTTCGCGGTGCAGGACTGGTTCTACCAGGTCAACAACATCATGCACGCGATGCGGAACTCCCCGAAGGCCAACTTCGCGGGGCAGAACTTCGAGCGGTGGATCAGCATGGGGGCCTTCGGCACCGGCTCCCTGTTCATCGACTTCATGGCCGGCGTGGGTCTGCGCTACCGCTGCGTGAACCTGCGCGACACGTTCTTCTTGGAGAACCACCAGGGGATCATCGACTCGGTGTACCGCTGCTTCAAGCACACAGCGCGTCAGGCGGCGCAGCGGTGGGGTGAGACAAACCTACCCGAGCGTGTGCGCAAGGCGCTGGAGAACCCCAGCCGCCAGAACGAGCACTTCGACTTCCTGCATGTCGTGGCCCCGCGAACCGACTACGACTCTGGTCGCGCTGACGCCCGGGGCAAGCCGTGGGCATCCTACTACCTGTCGGTGCCCGACAAGATGCTGCTCGCACCCGAGGGTGGTTTCACCAGCTTCCCGTACAGCATCGCTCGCTACGTCACCGCGCCCGAGGAGGTCTACGGGCGCTCACCGGCCATGACCGCGCTGGCCGACATCAAGATGCTCAACGAGATGTCCAAGACCGACATCCGGGCGGTGCACAAACTCGTGGACCCGCCGATCCTGCTGCACGACGACGGTATCCTCGGGGGCGGTGCTACGACGATCCGCATGCAGCCCGGGGGCTTGAACCCCGGGGGCGTGAACCGCAACGGTCAGGCGATGATCCAGCCCTTCGGCACGGGCGCCCGGGTGGACATCAACGAGCAGAAGATGGAGCAGCGGCGCACGGCGATTGACGATGCGTTCCTCGTCACCCTGTTCCAGATCCTCGTGGAGACCCCGCGCATGACCGCCACCGAGGCGCTGATCCGGGCGCAGGAGAAGGGTATGCTCCTGACGCCCACGATGGGGCGCCAGCAGTCCGAGGCGCTCGGGCCGCAGATCGAGCGGGAACTTGACCTGCTGATGTTCCACCGCATCCTGCCGCCCATGCCGCCCGAACTGGTGGAGGCTGGGGGCGACTACGAGATCGTCTACGACTCGCCGATGTCCCGCATGGCCCGCGCCGAGGAACTGGTGGGTGTGCAGCGCACCATGGAACTGCTGGCCCCGTTCGCCCAGATCAACCCCGAGGTGCTCGACGTGTTCGACCCGGATGCGCTGGCCCGCCTGACCGCCGAGGTCTCCGGTGTCCCGACCCCGGTCCTGCGCAGTCAGGAGACCGTGAACCAGATTCGTGAGGGTCGGCGTGCTCAGGAGCAGGAGGCCATGGCCATCCAGGCCGCGCAACCGATCGCCGGGGCCATGAAGGACGCGGCGCAGGCGAACCAGTTACTTCAAGGAGCGTGACGATGAGGATGAGGAGCGTGACGATGAGGATGTCGATGACGCAGGACCTGCAAGGATACCTGTTCCGGTTTTTCATGGCTCGGTGGTCTGAGGTGGCGTACATCCGACTCGGGTTGTCGGGGTTGCAACTGGAGATCGAGTTTCCGTCCGATTGGCACGAGGACGAGGAGTGCGCCGGTTGGGTGCGAATCGGACTCGGGTTCATGAAAATCGGAGTCGCCTTTCCGTGGCCGTGGGTGTCGAAGGACGACTATCAGTGTTCTGGTCACACCTACGGATTCAACTTTTTCGGTGACGGGTTGCATGTGCATTGGGGGAAGCAGCACGGCAAGACCAATGATCCGTTCACGATATTCAAGATGCCGTGGCAGTGGCGACACCGGAAACATCTGGTTCTCAGTGAGCCTGAGACTCACTCGTTCACGTATTTACTGCGCGATGGAACAACCCAGCACAGGGACGCAACAATTCAAAAGGAAAGTCATTTGTGGACTCGTCCGTGGATACCGTATCGACGATATGAGGAGTACATCGACATTCAGTTCAGTGACGAGGTTGGTGAAAAGTCAGGTTCTTGGAAAGGTGGTGTACTTGGATGCGGCTACACCATGCATCCAGGAGAGACGCCTCTCCAGACTTTGAGGCGAATGCAGGTTGAGCGAAAACTCTGATGAACCTCAACCCCATGACTCTCATCCGTCGCCGGGCCTACCGTGCGACGTTCAACACTGTCGAGGGGCGCAAGGTCCTGGCCGACCTTCGACGGTTCTGCAGGGCCAGCGTGCCCACGGCAGATGTCAACAACGTCCAGGCCACGTACCTCCTTGAGGGCCGGCGCGAGGTGTGGTGCCGCTTGCAGGCACACCTGATGCTGACCGACGAGGATGTTTTCAACCTGATCGAGGAAGACCCGAATGCCTGATACTGCTGCCGCCCTGCTGGGCGATAACGGCGCCCCTGCTGCTCCCGCCGCTGGTGTCGCCCCCACCGCGCAACCGAGTGCCAACTCGGTCTGGACCGCTGCGTTCGACGAGGACACGAGCGCCTACGTGAGCAACAAGGGCTGGAAAGAACCCTCGGACATGCTGATGTCCTACCGCAACCTGGAGAAGTTCGCCGGCGGCGCCAAGAACCTCTTGGAACTGCCGCCCGAGAACGCGACC